TTATTAGTTCTATATCTAATACTGGTACATTAACTTTACCAACTTCAACAGATACATTAGTTGGTAGAGCTACAACAGATACTCTTACAAATAAGACACTTACAAGTGCTACACTTACAAGCCCTGTAATCAATACAGGTGTTTCAGGTACAGCAGTACTTGATGACGATACTTTTGCAACTGCAACAGCAACTACATTAGCTTCTTCAGAATCTATTAAAGCTTATGTAGATACTACCGTTGCTGCAACTAATGAAGTTGTAGAAGATACAACTCCACAGTTAGGTGGTGATTTAGATTTAAACTCAAGTGATATAACTGGTACTGGTAACATTAATATTACAGGTACTATTCAATCTTCAGGAAACATTACAGGCACACTAGCTACAGCAGCACAACCTAATATTACAAGTGTTGGTACGCTTACAGGTTTAGACGTTGCAGGAACTCCAACCTTTGATGGTTTAGATGTAGATGGTGCAGGTGATATTTCAGGTAATACTTATGTTAATTCAGGTAATGGAACTGGTACTGCATTAAAAGTTGGTGGTGAATCAGGTGCAGGTATAAAAACGCAATATGTTTTTTCAGGAAGTACGCAACATAATTGGCAGTTAGGTTTTGCAACTCATGCTTCACAAGTTATGAGTATTACACCATCATCTGCTGCTGGTAATACTACGTTTACTACACCTATATTAAATTTAGATGGTGCAAATTCAAGAGTTGGAATTGGACTGACTAGTCCTTCAACAGCTTTACATATTTATAATACAAGTGCTAGACCTGTAACAATAGGTAATGCTTCAGCTACTTGGAGTTTAGGAACATCAAGCACAAACTTTGCTATTAGAGAAAATAGTTCAGGTAGTGATTATGTAACCATTGATTCTTCAGGCAACGTTGGAATTGGTGGAACTCCTGATGAAAAATTACACGTTTATGGAACATTAGCAGTTATTGAAGGTCTTTCAAGTAATGCTGCTAAATTATCTATGAGATGTAATGCTGGTTCTGAATCTTCTGAAATGTTAATTGGTCAAGGCTTTCAGAGTGGAACAGATACAACAGGATTTCTTTACAATAGAGCAAATAATCCTATTGTTTTTGGCACCAATAACACAGAAAGAGCAAGACTGGATTCTTCAGGCAACTTGTTAATTAACAACTCAACTGGAGCTGGTGGAACTCCACCTAATTCAGGATTTGTTTTAGAAACAGGTGGTAATATTAAATTTCGTGTTTCTTCAAATGGTTCAGCAGCTTCACAATACTACAATGCTTCAGGAACTATTGTAGGTAGTGTAGTTGTAAACGCAAGTTCAACAGCCTATAACACATCTTCAGATGCAAGATTAAAAGATGTTACAGGTGAAGCAAGAGGTTTAGAGGTTATCAACAAACTTAATCCAGTAGCTTACAACTGGAAAGCAGATGGTAAAGCTGACGAAGGTCTTATAGCTCAAGAAGTGTTAGACATAGTACCAAACGCTGTAACAGGTTCAGAAAAAGATTATTATCAAATGGATTACAGCAAATTAGTAGTTCATTTAGTTGCAGGAATGAAAGAACAACAAGCACAGATTGAAGCCTTACAATCTGAAATTAACTTACTTAAAGGAGAATAAAAATGGCGAATACGTACACATGGGACTGTAAAACAGTTGACACTTATCCAAACCACGATGGACATTCTGATGTTGTTTATGTGGTTCATTGGCGATTAAACGCAGAGAGCGATCAGCAAGATTCTGAAGGTAATAACTATTCAGCTTCTGTTTATGGTACTCACAGCGTTAATGCAGATGATATATCTAACTTTATACCATTCGCAGATCTTACCAATGACATAGTAACTGGTTGGGTTACATCTGGTATGGGTGATGATGAAGTTGCTAATCTTAAATCAGGATTAGACAGCAACATTGAAAACCAAATCAATCCTACATCTGTTACTAAAACTATAGGTTAAACAATGGCACTATTGCCTGTAACTCCGCCCGCTGGCATAGTCAAAAACGGTACTGACTATGCTAACAAAGGTCGTTGGGTTGACGGCAATCTTGTGCGTTTTGAAAACGGCTTTCTTAAACCTATTGGTGGTTGGACTAAACTTAGGGCTACTGCATTAGACGGCGAGCCTATAGGTATGTATGCCTATAAAGATAATGCAGGTAATCCTGTTTTAGCAGTAGGTACAAGACAAAAAATCTATGTTCTTTATGACAATACTTGGACAGATATAACACCAACAGGTTTTGTCAATGATGCTTCATCTGATCCGTTAGGATATGGTGCATACCACTATAACGTAGAAGATTATGGCGATGCTCGTTCTCAATCAGGCCTACCATTACAACAAGGTCATTTCTCCTTTGATAACTGGGGAGAGCATCTTATATTTTGCTTTTCTGGTGACGGTAAAATATATCAATGGAGACCAGATTCAGCAGGTGGTTCACCAGACACCATAGGAACTGTAGTAAGTAATGCACCGATAAATAATCAAGCTATATTAGTAACCAATGAAAGACATTTGGTTGCTATTGGTGCAGGTGGAGACCCAAGAAAAGTTGCTTGGAGTGATAGGGAAGATAATACAAATTGGACATCTAAAGCTACCAATACAGCTGGTGATTTACAAATACCTACAGGTGGTCGTGCATTATTAGGCGTAAAATATCAGAACGATGTAATTATTTTTAGTGATACTGGTATAGATAGAATGAGCTATGTAGGCTCACCCTTTGTTTACGGTATATCAGCAGCGGGTTCTAACTGTAAAGCAGTAAGTAGAAGATCAGTCGTGCAAACAGGTAACTTTCTTGCGTGGATGGGTGAAAATGCTTACTTTATTTATGATGGGGTTGTTAGAGAAATACCATGTGAAGTGCATGATTTTGTATACGACAACTTAAATGTTCCTGGTAGAAATGCATCATGGGGTGGACACAACTCTAACTTCAACGAAATATGGTGGGGTTTTCCTGTAGGAACAAGCCAATACAGACCAAACAAATATATAATTTGGAATTATAGAGAAAACACTTGGTCTATAGGTTCTTTAGATAGAGGTTGTTGGATTGACCAAGGTGCGTTTGATTATCCTATTGCTGGTGATTCAGGTGGTTTTATATACGAACACGAATCAACCACATTATCTAATTCACCAAACTTAAATAGTGACGTTCCGTTTTGTACAAGCGGTCCAATAGAATTAGGTAACGGTGATAACTATGTGCAATGTAACCAAATTATTCCAGACGAAGAAGCAAACACTTTACCAGGTGTGACCATAAGTTTTAAAGGTAAGTTTACCCCGCTAGGTAGCGAAACAGACTTTGGTAGTTTTACCTTTGAAAATGATGGATATACCGATGCTAGGTTTACAGCAAGACAAGTACAAATGACTGTAACAGGTAGCACCAATCAAGACTTTCAAGTTGGTAATATAAGATTAAATGTAAGACCTAGAGGTAAAAGATGATGGATTTATCCTCACAAAGACAATACATACAAAGAGCAGAAAATGTGCATATTAATATTGCATTAGCTAGTACAGATTATGTTGTTTATACAGCACCAAGTGGTGATGATTTTACCTTTTCTATTATTCAATCTTTTTTAGTATGTGAACATCAAGGACAACAAACACAAATTAGTGTAACAAATACACACGGTTCTGATACTTTTAATTTATTTAGTGGCAAAGTTATTACTGCTAATAGCACTTCAGAGTTATTAGAAAGACCTATTATTATTCATCAAGGTGAAATAATAAAAGTACAAGGCAACCATGCTGGTAATTTAGATATACACATGAGTATTGTAGAATATGCAAAAGGTGACTAATAAGGTAGTTGATATAAACCAAGCGAAGAAAGATCCTTGGGAGATTGAGTGGGAAAGGTGTAAACCCTATATAGCAAAAGCTGTAAAGTATCAAGATTCCTATACAATTGACGATATAGAAGATAAAATAAGACATGGTATATTCCATTTATGGCCAGGCAAAAAGTCTGCATACATAACAGAATTTGTA